GAATTTCCTTGGTACCTGCGTTTCCCATAAGGAGCCCATTACTGGTAGTGAATTGGTGCAGAATCGCCTTTCGTTTGGCATCTGCATAAATTGTTACGTAACGATCTCGAAAGATCAAGGAGAGAATAACCTCCACGTAACTCCATATAGGTCCTCCACCAAAGACTTCATTAAGAAATGAGGTCAAGGCTTCTTTCATAATACCCTTATCGAGGTTATTAGAAGCGGATACTAAGTCGTAAACACCGACTGACCATCCGGGACGCTGTATGGTTGGACTTTTGATACTTAACATATCAGAAAAGTCCCATGCCTTCCAGCTTCGGTTAAATGCCGAATATAATGCTGGTACTCGATTGAGTAGCCCTGCTAACATATGAGCAAGGGGTTGGCATGCAACGTTAACATAAGAGGGTTCCATCGTCACCCATCTTATCTTACCGCCAGGTTCCCGGACACAATGTGCCCGACACGGAATAGGCTTTTCACCTATGACGGAACCTATGCCCTTCCTTACGACCTCTAAGTCGAAGTAAGGGGGTAACTCTCCCAGAAAACCTTGGTCGATAAGAATCTCCAAGGACATCTGATAGAGTTGACAGGGGAACACCCGATCCAAACCAAAGATCGGTTCTTCTAGTTGTTTACTAGAAGACTCTCCATTTAGGAGAAGTTCCACCTGGGTATTGGGAGCATCAAACGTCCTAAAAGACGAAGATAAGAAGTGTTTAAACTTCGGATCAAGGGGAGAGTCCCTACACATCGTGTATATACGTGGTAGGCCCTTGATCACCCAATACCGCTCTCCGAACCAAGTAGTCCGATCGGCACTACTTGATCCGTAGGAGTACACATATCTCGAGGCATAGTGCTTGAGAAGTTCTATGCCTTTTCCACCTTCACTCCTTGAAGAATTGCAAGAAGCGGAGAAGGAAACTGAGATATGTGGGTAGAGATCGCCCGACGAGGAATCTAAGCAATCTTTACCTATCGAGGCAGACACGGGACGGACCCATTCCGGGATTAGAGCCCGTGGTTTCTGCAGTTCTTTTTGGAACTGAAATATGTCTGCCTTTTCCCGTGCCTCATTCAGAACAGGTACAGGAAAGTTCCTTGTTTGTGTGAGCATCGTCACCCTTTCACTCGTTCGTTTGTCGAGTGTCAGGTTAAATAATACCTGCCATAACCATGGAAAGGTTTCGTACCACAAGGAACCGATTCGGCCACCCTTATTCCCAGGTATTTCCCTGGGAAAGGGACTAAGGTGTACTTGATCACCACTGACGAAATGTCTAACGTGTAACATGGCTTTTTTCCATGTATCAAGTACAGAATTGGGGTTATACGTATGAGAACATACGCACCATCTCCAAAGCCGAGAAATCAGCTCATTCTTCCG